GCCAGCCCTTGACACCCAACTTCTGCCTCTCCGAGTTCCTGCCGCACGGCTGGGATGGCTCCGTGCCGCCCGAGGTGCTCGGCAACCTGATCGTGCTCTGCGAGACGCTCTTGGAGCCCGCGCGCGCGTACATGGGGCGGGCGATCCGCATCTCGGACGCCTGGCGGCCGCCGGAGAAGAACGCCGCGGTGGGTGGCGTCGCCACGAGCGACCACCTGGTCGGCCGCGCCGCGGACATCTGGGTCGATGGCGCAGCACCCGAGGAGTGGCAGGACGCGACGCTCCGGCTCTTCCGCTGGATGCGCACGCATCTCGCCGGCCGCTACGGGCAACTGATCCTCGAAGACCACCGGGCCAGCGAGGCGCGGCCCACGGCGGTCTGGCTTCACGTTGCGATCCCCTCGGCGAAGCACCCGGGGACAGGGGATCGGAACGCCGTGCTCTTCTCCCCGAGGAAGGGCGTCTATCTGCCATATGAGGAACCGCGTGGATGACCGTCAAGGACTGGGCCGCAGTCGGGATGCTGGTGATAACCGTCGTCGGCATGTACGCCAACGCCCGCGTGTCGATGGCGATGCGGGAGCGGGACCGCAAGGACTTCGAGCAGCTCCGGAGGGAGCACGACGAGCTCGAGGGGAAGTTCAACGAGGCGCAGATCGAGGCCGCCCGGCGCGAGGGGCCGCGGGAATGACGATCCGCGGCCTGAAGCGCGCGCAGGTCGCCACGACCGGGCTCACCATCCTGGCGCTGTTCATCCTCTACGCGGTCAGCGTCGCCGCGAACCACTGATGCCCCAGCCGCCCCGGTCGGTAGCCGCGCTCGAGCGTGACCTCCGGAAGCTCATGCGCTCCCCGAAGCTCCGCATCGAGGAGCGCGAGTTGAACGGGCCGGTCATGGCGTGGGTCGACTACGACAACGGCGAGATCCTGATCGTGGTCGACGCGTTCAGGGGGGGCCACATCGAGAGCACGGTCCACGAGCTCATCCACGCCTGCTACGCGCGGAAGCTCTACGGCTGGGGCGGGTTCGAGGAGACCTTCGTCGTGGCGATGGAGCAGGAGCTCATGGCGCGGATCAACACGGACCGCGCGCGCGTGCGCTGGTGGCGCCGTGCCATCAGCGAACACTTGAAGGGGGAGGCTGCTTGAGACGCAGGCGCCGCGACCACTGTCAGCAGGCGATCATCGTCAGCGACACGCACGTCGGCTGCCGGCTCGGGCTCTGCCCGCCGGAGGGCTTCGCGCTCGATGATGGTGGCCGCTACGCGCCCAGCCGCATCCAGCAGAAGACCTGGGCGATGTGGCGCGAGTTCTGGGACGAGTGGGTGCCGCGGGTCACGAAGGGTGAGCCCTACGTCATCATCCATAACGGCGACGGCATCGAGGGCATCCACCACGGCGCGGTCACGCAGATCAGCCACAACATCGGCGACCAGGTGAACGGGTTCGTCGGCATCATGGCGCCCGAGGTGGCGAAGGCCGAGGCGTTCTACGAGGTCCGCGGCACCGAGGCGCACGTCGGCCCGTCCGCGCAGCACGAGGAGCGGGCGGCGAAGCTCTTGGGCGCGATTCCCAACGAGGACGGCCAGCACGCGCGCTGGGAGCTGTGGCTCCGGATCGGCGGCCACCTCTGTCACTTCCTGCACCACATCGGCACCACCGGCAGCGCCGCCTACGAAGCGACCGCGGTGCACAAGGAGCTGACCGAGAGCTTCGTCGAGGCCGGGCGCTGGGGTGATGAGCCGCCGCAGGTGATCGTGCGCTCGCACCGGCATCGTGGCCTGCGCGTCGAGATCGACGGCGACGAGGGCTACTACATGGCCGTCGTCACGCCCGGCTGGCAAGCGAAGACGCCGTTCACCTGGAAGATCCCGGGCGCGCGGCTCTCGCAGCCGCAGTTCGGCGGGATCCTGATCCGCAAGGGTGACGAGGAGCTCTACGTGCGCCGCAAGACGTGGCGTCTGGAACGGTCCAGGGAGGGATGATGGCCCCGACGATCAAGGTGGACGAGTGGCTGAACGAGCTCGCGAAGCTCTCGAAGAAGAGCGACAGGGGCTTCACCGTCAACGAGTGGGCCGAGCGGATGAAGCGGACGCCGAAGACGGCGCTCGCCATGCTGCACAAGGCGCGCGCGCTCGGCTGGCTCCGCGTCGGCCAGCGGACCGTCACGAACCTGCTCGGGCGCGAGTACCAGGCGCCGGTCTACTGGGTGGAGAAGCCGAAGCGATGACGCTCGACGGCTCGACCATCCAGACGGACATCGACGCGGCCTGCTCGCCCTCGACGGGCGGCGGCGGCGGCATCATCCATGTCCCGGCTGGGATCTACCTGCTGAGCGAGGGGTTGCGCTTCTGGGACACGGACAACCCGAACCTGAACGCGCAGGTGACGCTCCAGGGCGACGGCATCAACTCGACCGTGATCTACACCAACACGCCGAACATCGATCTCCTGACCATCGCCCGCAGCCACGTGAGCTTGAAGGGCATCTACTTCCAGGGCTCGCAACAGAGAGAGGGAGTTGGCCGCGGCGTCGTCATCAACAACCCGACGAACGGGAAAGTCCTGAGCAGCATCCACATGGAGGACTGCTACGTCGCCGCGACCGAGCGCGAGGCCCTCTACGTCCCGGACGGGTTCCCTCACCTGATCGCTGAGCCCGCATTCGACCGCATCTCGGTCCAGTCGAGCTACCTGCGCTGCTGGTTCGACTCGAACCTCGTGCCCGACTCCGGCCTCGCCTACATCGGCCGCTGGAACACGACGCACCGCTTCACCGAGTGCGCCTTCACCAACTTCAAGGGCCGGGCGCTGTACCTGCACGGCGCGGACACCACGAGCTGCCGCGACTGCATCTTCGAGGCCGGCGACAACGCGAGGCCGTACGTGGAAGGCGTCGGCGCGGTCTCGACGCTGCTCGACCACTGCTACTTCGAGGACCACGCCCTGTCGGGCCCGGCGGTCGTGTTCACGGCGCACGATCGGGCGAGCAAGAACTGGGCGGAGCCCTACTGCACGTATCGGATGCATCGCTAAAAGGAGAAACGCCATGGATGGCCCCAACAAGCTCTTCGATGCTGCACCCAGCTACCACGCGCCCGAGGTTCCGGGAGTCGAGGTCGAGGCGTGCCGGGACGTGGTCCTGCGCTGCGATGGCTCGAGCGGCGAGCCCGAGCTCGAGCGGCAGATGGCAGCGCGGTTCGCCCGCTGCTTCGAGATCTTCAAGGAACGCCAGCGAAAGTACGGCAGCGGCAACATCGCGCGCCGCGGGCCGGCCGGGATCCTGGTGCGCATGGACGACAAGCTGGCGCGGCTCGAGCGCACGCTCGCGACGAAGCGCGACGACAAGGCCGCCGACTTCGCCGACGAGACGCTCGCCGACACCTGCTCCGACCTCGCCAACTACGCGCTGATGATCCACCTCTGCGTCGCCGGCCAGTGGCCGGGATGGCAGCCGTGAGCTTCATCGAGGGCGTCGTCGCCGGCGTCTGCGCCATCGTCGCCTGGGCCTACTGGTCGGCCAAGCGGAAGGGGAAGCTGTGAACGCGGTGCTGTTCCTGCTCTGGGCCGTGGGGTTCCTCAAGATCGTGTTCCTGAAGCGCAATCACTAACCGCACAGGGAGGTGCGAGATGGGGCAGTTGTGGAGGGCAGCGCTCCGTAGCTCGGAGCTCTACGTCGGCATCGCATCGGTGGTGATCGACTACCTGGTCGGCCACGGGCTGCTCGACCAGCAGATGGCCTTCTACGCGAAGGCCGGCATCACCTACGTGGTCAGCCGCATCATCAGCAAGACCGTGAAGGCTGCGATTCCGCCCTCGGGGCCGGTCGCACTCAAGCCGGTGCCCATCCTCGTCGCTCTCGTGGCGCTGTGCATGGCCGCGCCCGTGAGCGCTCAGACGGCTCCGCCGGCTCCCGCGGACAAGTCGCTGTTCGACGGCCAGCGCTTCGACGTGGCCGCGACCGCGGGCGCCGAGTGGAACGCGGGCGACGTTGCGCCCTCGCTGGAGAACACGGCCTTCGTCGGCGGCATCGTCTCCTACGGGCTCGCCTCGCACCTGGCGGTGGCCCTGCCCGGCTCCTACGGCTTCCGGAACAAGCTCGGGCGCATCCAGCCGCAGGCGAGGTGGCGCTTCGATGCCGGCCGCGAGTCGCTGTCGCTGACGCTCGGCTACGGGGTGCACATCGGCCCGGGTGCGAGCTCGCAATGGCGGACCGGCGTGGCGCTCGGCCGCCAGTTGTGGCGCGACCTCTACCTCGGCCTGACCGGCGACGTGGGGATCTCGGACCAGAGCTTCGAGAGCCGGGTCATGGTCTCGGTGCCCGTCTTCAAGGGAAAGGACTCCTGACGTGCTCAACTTCTCCGCTGTATCGAGCGTCGTGGGCGGGATCCGCCACGCCGCGGAGGCCGTGCGCGATGAGCTCCGGCGGTTCGCGGCGGTCTCGACCGACCCAGAGCTCGCCGCCGAGGCGGCCGCGGCTGCTGACCAGCTGCAGGTGATGCTCGACTCGACCGACTTCCCGGCCAAGGCGGCGGACGTGCTCGCCGAGGTGCAGGCCATCTTCGAGAAGTTCCAGGGGCCGCGGGTCCACAAGCCGGTCGACTTCGTCGGCTGAAGGGCGCGGAAGCTCAAGCCGCGACGCGGGATGGCCGATGGTAAAAAAGGCGCATCTCGCGTTGCGGCTCGGAGGTAAATGTGTATACTGCGTCCCGTGCTCAAGAGCCCGCTTGCGATGCTCAGACGGTCCTCGAACTGCCCACGCCTTCTCGACTTGGCGAAGCGGCTCGGGGTCCGAGTGCAGCGTCTCAACTCGGTCGAGTCGGGACGCGCTCGGGCATCGGAGGAGTTCCTCGCGGAGATCGCCCGGCAGCTCGGCTTCCGCAAGGAGCAGGTGGTCGCGGCCTACCTCGAGGGGCGCAAGAGCCACCTTCAGGTCGAGCAGCGAGAGATCATGGAGCAGCTCGCGGTGCTGAGACCGCCGAGGAGACGCTCGGCGTAGAGCGACGGATTCTGCTTCAGGGCGGCCCGTGCGGAGGCTATCTGCTCCCCACGGGCCGCTCTGCTTTGGAATGGGTCGATGCCGTGGCAGGAGACGGCAGCCTGCATCGCTATTCGCCCCGCGGACGAATGCCCAATGGCACACTACTTGCCGTGTATGCGCCAGTCCCGAGGGGTTTCCTGACGCAAAAATGAGTGTTGACTTGCTCTCCATCATCCCCTATCTTGCGCGCACCGCGCCTGAAAACGCGGGGCCGTGAAGGAGTCGAAGTGGCGAAGTTCACGAACCGGCAGAAGGACGCACTGCGGGTCTCGACCCACGAGGCTCGCATCGTGGTCACGGACGACCAGGGCCGCGTGGTTTGGGAGGATCCCGACGAGGTGCGGCTCATCTACCGCCTGTTCGAGTTCGCAGTCGCTCGCGATGCCATCAATGCGCTTGGGGAGCTGGCCGACCTCGTTGAACGCCATGAAGGCGGTCAACCTCACTACGCCAGCGTCGAAGCAAAGGCCATCGCCCGCGCCCGCCTGATCATCGCCGATTCACTTCCCTCGCCCAGGGACGAGGCGACACTGCTCTCTCGCAGCACGCAACTGGACCTGTGGAGGCGGGCTGCATAGGACGCAGCGTTCTAGGTCTCCGGAGTCGAGTTTCTGTCAAGATTCTTGACTCTATTTCATAACGACTTAGACGCTCGGCCTTGCAGTCTGCACTCCACGGTCACAACCAAGGAGTGCGACCGTGGCCGATACCACGCACGCAGTACCGACCCGCGCGAACACGCCGCGGGACTGTTATCTCAACACCGGCCATAGCGGCCACGATCTACTGGCGCCTGGCACCCGCTGCCAGTTCTGCGGCTTCATCGCGCCTACCGACGCCGAGCTCTCCGCGCGCATCAACGCCGAGACGATCGTCGCCATGCAGGGCAACGCGCGCGAGCTGGAGGCAGCGCTCCGCGACCTCCTGAAGCAGATGGACGACGAGGAGTCCAACCGCGAGGAAGGGATCTTCGCCGTCCCCGGCTGCCGCGTCTGCACGCACGGCGTCACGCCGGACCGCTGGCACACGGGCCCGTGCGCGCGGCACCGCGCTGAAGAGCTGCTGCGGAAGCGGGGCGCGCTGTGAACCTCCGCGACCTCGCGCGATTCGTCTATTACACGCTCATCGGCGGCGCGATCGGAGCGCTCTGCTACCTGTCGCTCGTCCCCACTCGCGCGCTCCTCGCATTGATGGTGCGGCCGTGAGCCGCGGCGAATACGCGCGAGTCGAGCGCGCCTACTTCAACGCCATGCAGCGGCTCTTCACGGTGCGCTCTGAGGCCCGCTTCCGCCAGCTCCACCGGCTTGCCGGCTGCCTCGCCGACCGGCTGGCCGGCCACGACGCCCTCTCTCTCTTCGGAGGCTCACGATGAACCTTCACAGCTTCCAGGCATGGCTCGAGCGGCTCGCCAAGGAGAAGCGCTACCGGACCGCGCGCGAGGAGGAGTTCTACGTGCCGTTCGATGTCGCGCCGCTCGCATCCCCCGAGGCCAAGGTCGCCGTGGCCGAGCTGCTCGGCGACATCCGCATCGCCTGGCGCCGCGAGCGCGCCCGCCCGAGAGCCTGACATCGGTGCCCCGGGCCGCATATCGGGGCGGCCGGGCGAGCCCGCCAGCGACGGTGGGTGAGGCCCACCGGGGCACCAAAACGAAACGCCGCACCACCCACAGCTCCTCCCCTGGCGCTAAAACGAAGGAGACGAAACGATGAGCACCGCCCCGAACACCGCAGCAGCCGCGCCGACTGACTTCTTCAGTCCAGCGGCCAACATCAAGCCATACCTGAAGGTCGCAGCGCAGGGCTTCGCCGGCACCGGCAAGACGTTCACGCTGTCGCAGATCGCCGCTGAGCTCCTGAAGCAGCGGAAGCGCCTGGACGACACGACCCCGATGCGGGTCGCCATGATCGACACCGAGAAGTCGAGCGGCTTCCTGCGCCGCGTCTTCGAGGGCGCCGGCATCGAGCTCATGGTCAAGGAGACGCGGTCGCTGACCGACGTGATCCGCGCGATCGACCTCTGCGAGTCGGGCTACGCGCCGATCCTGATGCTCGACTCGCTCACCCACATCTACGAGAACTTCGTCGAGGTCTACAAGCGCTCCAAGAACCGCACGCGGCTGGAGATGTTGGACTGGGGGATCCTCAAGCCGCGCTGGAAGGACGAGTTCTCGTCGCGGTTCGTGCGCTCGCGCGTCGACATCCTCTTCACCGGGCGCGCCGGCTACGAGTACGACTCGACCGAGACGACCGACGAGCGCACGGGCAAGAAGAAGATCGAGATCTATAAGTCCGGCGTGAAGATGAAGGTCGACGGCGAGACCGCCTACGAGCCGGACATCGTGCTCCACATGGAGCGCTTCGAGGAGCTGCTCGAGGACGAGAAGAAGGTCTATCGCACCTGCACGGTGCTGAAGGACCGCTCGGGGCTGCTCGATGGGAAGACGCTCAAGAACCCGACCGGCGTCGAGTTCGCGCCCGTGTTCGACTACCTGCTCACGAACCCGGTCGCAGCGACCCCGGGGGCCGAGCCCGAGGGTGACGACAGCTCGCTCTTCGACGACGACGCCAGCGCCGACAAGCAGAAGCTCGCCCGCGAGATCCTGCTCGAGAAGATCGAGGAGACGATCCGCAAGGCCGCTCCGGGCCAGACGGCGCAGGAGAAGAGCTACCGCCAGGGGCTGCTGGAGAGCTGCTTCGGCACGCTCTCGTGGCGCGAGGTGACGGTGTCGAAGCTCGAGCACCTGCGCTCAGGGCTCGCGAAGGTCGAGGCGGCGGTCGCCAAGTCGCGCGAGAAGAAGAAGGCGGCCGACGCGGAGGGGCTCGTGGTCGACCCCACGCCCGACCCGACGCCGGCCGCTCCCGGAGCGCATGCGAGCAACGGCCACACCGACCCCGGCACGGACGCCGGGGCCGAGGTCTCGGTCGTCAAGCCGCTGGACGAGGTGACGCGCAAGCGGATGCGGCGCGGCATCGAGCAGTACCTGAACGGCAAATACACCAAGTCGCAGGCCGCGATGCAGCACCTCTGGGACGCGACCGGGCGCGACGTGATCGGCGTCTCCGACCTCACCGACGAGGAGCTCGTGAAGGTCCACTCCACCATCAACCAGAAGGCGGCCGTCTAGTGTCCTCGCTCAACAAAATCTGCCTGATCGGGAACCTCGGGAAGGATCCCGAACTGAAGCACACGCAGGGCGGGAAGCCGTTCTGCAACTTCTCGATCGCCACCTCCGAGAAGTGGACCGACGCGAACGGCGAGACCCAAGAGCGCACCGAGTGGCACAACATCTCGGTGTGGACCAAGTCGGCCGAGGCGTGCGCAAAGCACCTCGCCAAGGGCTCGCGCGTCTACGTCGAGGGCAAGCTCCAGTCGCGCGAGTACGAGAAGGACGGCGTCAAGCACCGCGCGTGGAACGTGAACGCCTTCACCGTGATCTTCCTCTCGACGCCGGGAGCCAAGCCGGCGACCAAGAGCGCCTACGACAACCCGTTCGATGAGGAGCCGGCTGGACCAGCGGCGCCGGTCTCCTCCGGCGCGCCGGGCGCCGACGACGACATCCCGTTCTAGAGCAATCGCGTCGGGGCCTGGGAGCGCGTGCCCGCTTCAAGAGCGCCCATCAGGCCCCGGCGAGAGAGCGCCAACGTAGCCACCCACTCACGGAGGAACGCCCCAATGGCACGGAAGACCAGGAAGCCGAAGCACCCCGACAGGCCCGGCCGGTTCATCGCCGGCTACGGCGACGATGAGACCTGTAACGAGCGGGTCGACATCGTCATCGACGACGCGCAGCTCCGGAAGATCGCCGACGAGCTGAAGGTGCTCGGCGCGAAGGCCGAGGAGCACCGGGAGACGATCGCGACCGCGAAGGAGGAGCTGAGGCCGGTCGTCTCGCGCCAGCGCCTCCTCACCGATGCGCTCGCCAAGGGCGCGCTCTCGGAGCGCCGGCTCGTCTTCAAGTTCGCCGACGACGAGAAGGACACGGTCGCGCTCTACGACGCCGAGGCGCCGCACGAACTGCTGCAGACGCGCGAGATCGAGGACTGGGAACGCCAGGAGGAGATGGACTTCGAGGACGAGGACTCCGCCGAAGAGGCCGAGGCATGAGGCGCGTCCCGCTCCCGCTCCTCGCCTGCGCCGGCCTGCTGGTCGTCGGCCACCTCTGGCTCTGGCTCGCCATGCCGCTCGCGATCGAGGACGCCTACATCACGTTCCGCTACGCCGCGAACCTCGTCGCCGGGCACGGGCTCGTCTACAACCTCGGCGAGCGCGTGATGGGCTTCACCTCGCTCCCGTGGACGCTGTGGTGCGCGCTCGGCCTCGGGCTCCACGTCGACCCTGTCGCGTGGACCCGGGGCACGAGTCTGCTCGCCGATCTCGGCACGCTCTGGCTCGGCTGGCAGATGCTCTCCGGCTCGGCGCGGCTCTCGTTCTCGGTCTTCTTCGCCGGATGGCCGCTCTTCGCTGCGGCCGCCGGCTCGGGGCTCGAGACGAGCGCGTTCCTCTTCCTCATCATGCTCGCGGCGTGCCAGGTCTCCGAATACTCACCGCGGGCGGGCTTGGCGCTCGGGCTCCTCGCGGTCATGCGGCCCGAGGGCCTGCTCGCCGCGGCGGTGATCGGGCTCGCGGCCGAGTGGCGCGAGCGCCTGATCGCGCTGTGCGTGTTCCTGCTCGCGGTCGCGGCCACCACGATCTACTTCGGGAGCCCCATCCCGCAGAGCGTCATCGCCAAGGCGGCGCTCTACGGCACGCCGGGGCCGCTGGCCGGGAGCTTCTGGTACGAGTGGCTGGTCCCGGGGCTCTTCAGCGGGCATGCGCCACGTTTGAGCGAGTGCCTGCACCTGCTGCCGGTGATGGCGGTCTTCATTGCCTCGGCGGTCGTGGGCGTGCGCGAGCTCGGCTGGCGGAGCCTCTCCGGGGCGTCGCTGGCCGCTGGTGCAGGGATTGCCATCTGGCTCGGCTACGCCGCCAGCGGCACCGCCTATTTCTGGTGGTACATCGTGCCGCCGTTCGGGGCGTTCGCTCTCCTCGGAGCGAGCGGCTTCCCGCACATCGCACGCGGGCGGGCGCTGCCGATCGCCGTCTCGGTGATGATGCTCGGGACGTGGAACGCGGCCGCGCACCTCTATGGCGGCCGTGCGGGGAGCGAGGCGGACTCCTTCGGCCGCGCCGCCGGGCTGATCGCTGAGAACGCGCGGTCCACCGATTCGGTGTTCCTGGAGCCCATCGGTTACGTGGGCTATCGCACCGGGCTCCGCGTCATCGACGAGGTCGGGCTCGTGTCGCCGCAGCTCGTCTCGCTGCGCTCTCGCGGTGCCGGTTGGTACGCGGACGAGGTGAAGCTCGAACGGCCCACCTGGCTGGTCGTGCGGCCTGCGGTCATCTCCAGCTCGGAGGCGTTCGCTGGCACCGGCGCGCCGTTCCGCTCACTCGCCGAACGCGACCAGGCGCTCGCTGACTACGACCTGCTCGCGACCGGGACGATCTCGGTGTACCGGAGGAAGACGTGATGGTGCGGGATGGGCATGGAAGGGCCGTTTATTGGCCGGCACTTGCGGAGGCCACTTCAGGGAACCGCGACCACGCCACGGTTGAGGGTGAGCACTGCCGCCGGTGCCTAGGACTCCGGCGAGCGGGGCAGAGCCCGGGGAACGGTGCATCGACAGGCGCCGTGTCCATCCCGCGAAACTTGGAGGAGCCCCGATGACCGAGCCAGCGAAGCAGCCCGAGAGAGCACTGTGCACGCTGTGCGGCGAACCGATGCCGCCCGGCGAGGAGATGTTCTACTACCACGGCTATTCGGGACCGTGCCCGAAGCCGCAGCTGCCGAAGCAGCCCGAGCCAGCGGTCGGACGAGCGACGAGTGGTCTGACGTTCGACGAGTTGCGGGAAGCGAACGTCTCGCGCTGCGAGGGGCCGACGTTCGGGCACACGATCGCTTCGTGGACGCCGACCGATTGGGCCTGCGCGATGGCCGGTGAGTGCGGCGAGGCGTGCAACCTCATCAAGAAGCTGCGCCGGGGCGAGGCCGTCCCGCTCGATGAGATTGGCCGCGAGCTGGCCGACCTCGTGACCTATGCCGACCTGCTGGCGGCTCGTCTCGGGATCGACCTCGGCGAAGCGGTCGCGATGAAGTTCAACGAGGTGAGCATCCGGCGCGGCGCCACCGAGCGACTGCTGACGAAGATCGCCCGCGCGGTGCGCGACACGCGATGAGATCCCCGCGGCAGCTTCTCGCCTGCAACACGCCCGGCTGCACGCGCCGCTTCTGGCGCCGTCGCGGCCATCCGTTCGACAAATGCCCGCGCTGCCGCGCTGCGGTCAATGACCGCCTGGAGCGTGAGCGTGCACAAAAGCAACGTGAGCGGCTCGTCTCACTCAAGCAGAAGGCGCCGCTACCCGACAAGCCAACAATCCCCGAACGAGAGGCCCTCATCCTCCACTGGATGCGCGCCGGCTGACCCCTACGGACAGGGCTCAGGAACACGCCCGATGGAGCCCAGTGCCATGCGCAGCAGACTCCTCGAGCAGTTCGTCCACTTCCTCAGAGCTGAAGGCGTCACCGAATCCACCGTCCGCATCTACGCATCGAGCGTGAGCATGTACCTGCAGGCCCTGAACATCACCGAGAGCGATCCGTCGCAATCAACACGCGACACGATCGCCCGCTACCTCCAGTCGCTGAAGTCCCGCGGCCACGCCCCGGGCACCATCGCATCGCACCAGACCGGCATCCGCCGCTTCCACGAGTGGCTCGCCGCTCAAGGCGCCGCCAGCTCCAACCCGATCGAGAAGCGGATCCCCATCAGGATCGGCAAGCGGCTGCCGAAACACATCACCCAGGAGCAGGCCGCGAACCTGATCGACACCGTCTCCGGAAAAGACCCGCTCTCGCTCCGCGACCGCGCCATCCTCGAGCTCCTCTACGGCGCGGGCCTGCGTGCCGCCGAGCTGCTGGGCCTGCGCATGAAGCACGTGGACGAGCGCTCGAAGGCGTTCAGGGTCCGTGGCAAGGGGAACGTCGAAGCCATCGTCAGCTACGGCGACGCGGCCGCCGACGCGCTCCGCACCTATCTCGAGCACGGCCGGCCGATCCTGATCGCCCGCGAACGCCACGACCACCTCTGGGCCAACGTCTTCGGTGGACCGCTCAAGTACGCCGGCCTCCATCGCATGGTCGGCGAGCGTGGCGCCCAGGCCGGGCTCTCCAAGCTCACGCCGCACATGCTGCGGCACAGCTTCGCCACGCACCTCATGGAGCGCGGCGCCCACGTCCGCGTCATCCAGGAGCTCCTGCGCCACGCCAGCATCCGCAGCACCGAGATCTACACCCACCTGGACCTCCGGCGGCTCGCCGAGGAGCGCAAGAAGTACCACCCGCGCGGATAGCCCGCGCACCACCATGGAGGCCAGGGATGGCCTTGAGCAACGGCACGGATCGCCGTGTGCGCTACCGCAGCTCGCTCGACTTCATCATGGACGAGCCGTGCTGTGAGAACTGCGGCAGCCCTCTCCACAAGACCGCGCGCTGCAGGAACCGAGACGACGCGGTCATGGGCACCGCCTCGCCCGGGCGCAATGGCGAATACACGGGCCCGCTCCCGGTCCGCCACCTGCCGCCGGGATTCTCCTTCACCGAGAACCCGTTCGCGGTCGTCGGCTCCGCCAAGCCGGCACCCGGCCAGGTGTGGCGGTCGCCGAACGGCATGCTCTTCGCCATCCACGCGATCGAGAGCGGCGTGGTCATCATCCGGCGCACGTCCTCGAACGGGGCCAGCACGCCCGGCTTCCCCCGCGTGCCGCTCCTCCGCTTCAAGGCCCGCTATCGCTTCGTGCGGGCCCGCTGATGGGCCGCCGCTCACGAACGAAGGGCGCCGAGGCCGAACGCGCCGCCGCTCGCATCCTGCAGGCCGTCTACCCCGACGCCCAGCGCCGCGTCTCCGGTGAAGAAGGCCAGGGCGAGACGCTCGGCCGGGATCTCAAGGGCACGCCCGGGCTCTGTGTCCAGGTGAAGGAGATGGGCACACCGCGCCCGCTCGCCGCATTCGAGGAGGCCGTCACCGCCGCCGACCCGAGCGAGATCCCGGTCGCCTTCGTGCGCCAGAGCTCGCGCTCGCACAGCACGCCGTTCCGCGTCGTGCTCTCGCTGCCCACGTTCCTTAAGCTGATGAACTCGCTCCGCGGCGGCGGCGTCCCGGGCTACGTGCGCATCAACGAGCACCTGACGCGGCTCGCCGACGATCCGAGCATGAAGGCGCGGATCGGGTGAAACCCTACTACGAGCACGGTGGCATCACCATCTACCACGGAGACTCGCGCGAGGTCCTGCCCGCGCTACCGAGAGCTGCCGTCGTTCTGACCGATCCGCCCTGGCCGGCGAAGACCGACATCGTGCAGGGCTGTACGCGGGCGCTCGAACTCTGGGCAGAGATCGTGCCGCTGCTCAACTGCGACCGGCTCCTGCTCTGGCTCGCGTGCACAGCGGATCCCCGCGCATGGCTACGGGGGGGGCTTGACCACCTTCCATATCAGCGGACGGTCATCCTGCGCCGCGCGATCCCGGGCTACTACGGTCGCATCCTCATGGACTGCGAGGTGATCCACGTGCTCGGTTCGCATCCGTCCTCGAAGCCGGGCCGGCGCGTCATCCCTGGCGGTCTCTCGATCACCTACCAGGCCAACGATCGAACGATGGATCATCGCTGCCCGCGCTCGCAGAAGGCCGCGAACTGGCTGGTCCACTGGTGGAGCGACGCCGAGGATCTGATCGTGGATCCGTTCATGGGGTCCGGCACCAGCCTCGTCGCCGCAAAGCGTGAGGGCCGGAGCGCCATCGGCATCGAGGTCGAGGAGCGCTACTGCGAGCTCGCAGCGAAGCGCCTGCAGCAAGAGATGCTCCCACTGTGACCACCACCGCCCTCACCCCGCCGCAGGACATCCATGCCGAGCGCTCCATCCTCGCCGCCATGCTGCTCGGCCGCGAGGCGATAGCGACCGCCCAGCGCCTGCTCCGGCCCTCCAGCTTCCACCGTACAGCTCACGCCATCATCTTCGGCGCCATCCTCTCGGTCCACGCCCGCGGCGCCGAGGTCGATCTCATCACGCTCGCCGATGAGCTCGAGCGCGCCGACGACCTGAAACGCATCGGCGGCCTGGACTACCTCGCCGGCCTGATGGACGAGGCCGTCACCTCCGCCAACGTCGAGGCGCATGCGGAGCTCATCGTCCGCGCCGAACGCCAGCGCGAGCTGATCGGCCACGCCCGCGCCCTGGCCGAATCCGCTCGCAGCTCCGAAGACCCTGCCGCGACCGCCGGCGAGTTCGCATCGCTGCTCCGTGGCGCCTCCACCGCCGGGGCCTCGCGCCGCGGCCTCCTCGCCGCCTTCGGCGCCTCGCTCGCCATCACCGCCGAGGATCTGAACGAGCCGGTCTCGCTCCTCGGCGATGGCCTGATCTGCGGCGGCGACCTCGCCCTCTTCGCCGGCCAGCCGGGCCTGGGCAAGAGCCGCCTGGCGCTCGAGCTCGCCGTCGCCATGGCCCGCGGCGAGCGCTGGATGGGACTCGTCACTTCACAGTTCCCCGCCCGCGTCGGCTACATGGCGCTCGAGTTCGATAACTTCCGCTGGCTCGAGCGCTGCGTCCAGGTCTTCGGCGACGGCCGCGTGCCGAAGGAGCGCGCTGCCCTGCTCGAATCCTACCGGGCCCTGGACCTCCGCGGCGACGGCGGCGCCTTCCACTGGCTCACGCGCCAGCAGATCGACGGCGGCCTGGACCTCACTAATCGCCGCGGCACCACCGCCCTCCGCCATGCCATCGAAGCGCTGTCCTTGAACATGGTCATCATCGACGCCCTGTCGCGCTGCATGGGCAGCCGCGAGGAAAAGAACGAGGTGATCTCCGAGATGACCGCCGGCCTGGACGACGTGCGCTACAGCACCAACTGCGCCATCATGCTGATCCACCACGAGAAGAAGGTCGACGACCGCTCGAAGACCGATCGCATCTCGCTCGTTCGCGGCGGTACGCGCTTCACCACCGATGTCAACACGGTCATCACCGTCAGCCGCAGCCAGTCACGCATGCGCACCATCTACTTCGACAAGGCCAACTACGCCCGCGAGCCCGAGCCTATTCACTACGAGATCCCGGAAGAAGGCGGGCCCACCCAGCTCGTGAGCGCGCCGGAGAAGGTCGCGGACGTGAACATGGAGACGGTCTGGGGGTTCGCCCAGAACAACCCGCACGGCGTTACCGGCGAGTCCGTTGCCCAGGCCACGGGCATCAGTATCCGCAGCGCTCGTCGCATCCTCGGCAAGCTCGAGGAGCGCGGGCTCGAGCGCGTGAGGCTCTCGCCGCGCGTGTGGACGTGGAGGATGAGGGAGGAGGCATGAGTATCGAAGACCAGGTCGCGCCGTTCATCCAGGCGGAGCGGATGGCGCGGCGCGGGTTCCCGCAGGAAACGCTGTTCGAATGGTGCACTGGCCGCGAGCGCGATACTGATGGTGTTTTCCTCGCCGGATCCCGCCCGGACCTCTTCGTCATCTGCGCCGCGCCCACCGTCGCGGAGATGGGCGAGTGGATGCCGGCAGGCGACTCCACCGTCAGGCGCGCCAATGGCTCGTGGACCACCGGCAGGGGTATCAAGCATTCGGGCGTGAAGGCGTCGAAGCCTGGCAGCCGCACCGAGTCCGAGAGCCGCGCTCGAATGCTCCTCGCAGCGGCGGCCAGCAAGCGCATTGACCCGAAGTCGTTGCCGCGCAAGGCTTGACGGGAAAAACCGTTTCTATTTGAAACGGTCCTTGAGCTCGCTCCACGACTGCCTGAGCGCCGGCGTCGCGCCGGGAACCGGACCGTAGCTCGTCCACGAGCCAGCACCGTTGTTGGCCCAGCCGTTGCCGTTCACGTCGATGATCGAGAGCACCAGCCCCAGCGATGGGCCACGCTGCGCTGCTGCGACCTGGTCGGCCGGGATCGGTAGCCCGTGCACCGCGGTCCAGCCGATGCCGCTGTCGATCTCGTAGAGCTGGCCGCCCGAGACAGCGAGGGCGTCGCCAACGACCCGCGTGCCGGGCGACTGAGCGTGCACCGCGAGCGCTGCGCCGAGCGCCAAGGCGAGTGCCGCGAGGACCACGGGAAGCGTGCGTCGATGCATGGGGAGACCTCCTCGGAAGGGGCCTCCATGCCCGTTTCGCGACGATCCGGCCATGGTCGTCAAGTCACGTTAGTGCGAAATCTGCAACGCTCAGGAGTGTACCTCACGGTACATAAGTTAGAGAATCGACACGGTCACGCGTCTCGGACACGGAAAAACGGCGTGTCCGAGACGCCACTCGGTCACGCGAAAAACGGTGACCGAGACGTGACCGAGACGATTGACCGAGTGCCGCATTCATATGCGCGACAACAATATGAATGGTGTTCAGCGATTCCACTCGGCCACGACTCGGACAACCAGCGGAGTGGCGGACACGCGCTCGGACAGCCTGTCCCGGTGAAACCGGGACTGGCTGTCCGAGTCGCTGTCCGACCGCCCCACACCGCGGGCCCGAAAAAATCCGCTTGCAATCCGAACCGACCTTCCACAGGAACTTCGTCCTTGAAGCGTGAGAGACACGCGGGACATGAGCGCGAGCGGCAGCAGCGCGAGCCACGGAGGGCGGAGCGAGATGAAGCGGAATCTTCGACTGTTGGCGGTGGGAATCCTGGCGGCCTCGATCGCCGCGATGGTCGGTGGCACCGCCTGGCAGGCGCTGGCCGGCCCGATCATGGCGAACAAGCTCGTCCCCTGGCGCGATGCGAACTCGCCGCTCAGTCCCGGAGACACGACGTTCCTCACGGACGAAGCGGACACGACGCGAACGCAGGCGATCGACACCTACGACTGGGACTGGGCTGCGATCGGCCAGGCCAATGGCGGCGTCGCGACCGGCGCCTGGGCGGCGCGCGTGTACTTCACCGCGCCCGTCTCGAACGGCGTCACGGATACCGTGTACTTCACGATCGAGCAGAGCGCGGGCGGCGGCGCTGGCGGCATCGGCTCGGCCGTCTCGGACACGATCTTCTCCTACAACCCCGCCGGCCAGATCGGCTCGGGCACGCTGCTCTACGCGCTGCCGCAGGGCACGGGCAACTCCGGAGCGCTCGGCGTGTGGTCGGCGCTGCTCCCGGTCGACCCTGACACGCCCGGCAATTCGAACATCTGGCTCGTGCCCCGCTTCCGCCTTCGCGTCTTCGGCGACGTGAGCGGCACGACGCCCAAGAATTCGGGGCTTCGCTGCACGATCGTCTATCCGAAGCGTCAGGAAGCGCCGTAGTCGATGGGCAAGGCGGTCGGCTGCGTCGATGCGTTCGTGCTCGGGGCCGTGTGCCTGCTGTGCGCCGAGGTCTTGGCGTATGGCGCGCTCCGGTGGCTCTTCCTCCGGGTGATCGGGCCCTCCATCGACGCATTCGACCGTGGTCACGAGTAGCTGGAGTCCTGGGCGGCGGCTGGCGCACACCTCCTTCGCGAAGCCTCGGGGAATGGGGAGCCCACGCTTCAGGACACGGCGGGCCGAGCGTCGATAGGGAGCGCGAGTCGGGGCAAGCGATCCCCTCGGCATAAGCGTGAGGTGACAGCAGTGGCGAGGAGTCCAGGTCCAGCAAGGACAGGCGGCAGCGGCCGCTACGTGCGCACCGAGGAGCAGAAGGCGGCGGCGCGCGAGAACTTGAAGAAGGCATCCGAGGCGAGCGTCAAGGCGCGCCGCGGCCAGCACGAGAAGGAAGACAACCGCGACCGGCTCCGGGTCGCGATCACGAAGTACGGCATCGCGGACATCACCGAGATCATCGCCCGCGGGCCCTGGCAGCTGATCGAGGTGGAGACGCGAGACGGGGTGCAGATCATCCCGCTGAACGAAGAGCGGTCGCGGCTCTGGCAGTACGCGATGAACTACGCAGCGGATCGAGGCGGGCTGCCGCGGGCAGAGGTGGTGCAGCTGAGTGGAGCGGAGCATCTGGGACCGATCGAGGTCCGGTTCAGCAACTTCGAGAGGCCGGCGGATACGTGACGGGGTGCGGCAGGAAATGGGCGGCATGGATGCTGCTGGCAGCGTGGGCCACGATGGCTGACGCCGCACCCTCGTCTCCCCACCAGGTGATCGCGCCCGAGAACTACGCGCAGGAGACCTACCTGCGCTCGACCGCACCCGTGCGCGTGATGAGCTCGCGCGTCGGCCGCGGCAAGACCTGGGTGATCTGCGCGAGCGAGTGGGTCAAGTTCTGCGCGCTCCCCGGGATCAAGATCGCGCTCACCAGGCTCGAAGCCCGGAGCATGGAGTCGACCACGCTCGAGGAGTTCAAGAAGTTCGTGCCGGGCGAGTTCCTCGCCGCCAACTGGGCGGAGTCGAAGCAGATCCTCTCGGGCCCCAAGGTGCGCTGCGATGACGGCGTGGTGCGGCAGTCGAAGCTCCACGTCTTCGGCTGGCTCGATCCCGCGCGCCACCTCTCGGCCGAGTTCGGCTCGATCGCGATCGACCAGGCGGAGCAGCTCGACCGCCGACACTACACGTTCGCCCAGACGCGGCTCCGGCAGAACGACCCGTGGATCAATGCGCGTGCGGAGAAGCTGGGCCTCGCAGCGCGGCAGATGAGCCTCGCCTGTAACCCGGAGGACTCGGAGCACTGGATCGCCCAGGACTTCGACCCCGACCGCGGCATGCGCGTCGAGCGAGACGCGGAAGGCCGCGCGCTCTACGAGGTCATCCTCTCCAGCTTCCACGACAACGAGAAGCACCTGCCGCCGGACTATCATCTGCGGCTGGAGAGCTTGAAGGGCACGCCCTACTACGACCGCCTGGTGCTGGGGAAGTGGGCGCGCGCCGAGGGGCTGGTGTTCCCGATGTACGACCCGGCGCGGCACCTGAAGACCGAGGCCGCGTCGTGGTCTAAATGGAACAACTACCCGCCGCCCAACTGGGCGCGCTACCGCGGCATCGACTTCGGCTACCGGAACCCGTTCGTATGCCTGTGGGTGGCGGAGGATCCGGCCACGGGCCGCCGGCACGTCTATCGCGAGTGGAGCATGTCGGAGCGGCTGGTGGAAGACCACGCCGAGCAGATCCTGAAGCTCGAGGCCGAGGAGTTGCGAGCACTCCGTGACGCGCCGGCCCTCTCCGGCGATCCGGAGCAGGCGTTCGAGCTCCGGCCGTACCTGAACGAGCTGAACGTGGTCGCGAGCTTCGCAGACCACGACGCCGAGGACGCGGCCACTCTTGCGCGCCACGGTGTCTTCTCCACGCCGGCGCGGAAGGACATCGGCGCCTGCATCCGTGCGATCGCGTCGGCACTGAACCGCGACATGCTGGTGATCGAGCCCGGCCTGCTCGTGGCCGAGGATCCGCTCGCGGTGGCACAGCGCCAGCCCAGCTCACTCCCCCGAGAGCTGGCGAAACTGCAGTGGCAGAAGCTCGCCGAGAATCGCCGGAATCAGAGCGACGACCCGAAGGAGAAGCCGGTGGACGCGGCGAACCACAGGATCGACGCGCTCGGCTACATCCTGCACTCGATCGAGGCGTCACCGACCCCGAGCGTGTGGGTGGCGGCGTGATCCACCTCCGCACGGTCGAGTGCATTGGCGGCCCGATGGACGGCGCGAGCGTGGACGTGGGCACCGACGTGTCGATGCCGGACCGGATCAGCATCCCCGCGGTGATCCCCGGCTCGCCGCGGCGCTACATCTACGACCAGGTGCACGAGAGCGAGCACCTGTCGATCTACCGCTACGACCACGTGGAGGTGGAGTGAGCAAGTGCGGGAAGTGTGGCGTCGAGGGCCACAATGCGAGGAGCTGCGGCAAGGAGGCAGCGCCCGCGGCGGCCAAGCCGGCGAAGGTGCGGAAGACGCGCAAGGCCGTGATGGCGCGCGCGACCTCGGTCTCCGAAGCACTCCACGAGCGCCGTGATGCGCTCAAGAAGGAGCTGGAGACGGTCGAGCGCGTGCTCACGGACATCGAGGCGCTCGGCCTGTGAGCCTGCGCTCTCGCCTGATCGCCGCCGGCCGCGCCATCATGGGCTACCCCGAGCCCACGGACACGGTCGTCCCCGGCTGGCGCTCGGCGATCCTCAACCATCCTTACCGGCTTGAGCCGTTCAAGTTCGACCACGCGAAGGCGGTGCGGCTGATCTCCACCGTGCGCGCCTGCATCCTCCAGCGCGCCGAGGACATCGCCTCGATGCCCGTCATCATCGAGCGCGAGACCTCGAGCGGCTGGGAGCCGATCGAGCGCGCACCCGGGAACATCGTGGACGTGTGGTATGCCGGGAACCCGCGGCAGACGGGCACCGAGGTCATTCGCGACCTCCACGCCAACTACAAGACGCACGGCAACGCCTACCTCGTGGCGGAGACGTTCGGCATGAAGGTGCCGAGCGAGCTCTGGGTGCTGCCCTCGCAGCTCGTGGACATCGTCCCCGGCGAGCGGCGGACGGCGAAGCTCTACGTCTTCCGCCAGGGCGGGGTCGGCGGCATCAGCGGCGTCGAGTTCGCGATCCCCGCGGAGAACGTGATCGCCTGGCGCGACTTCCAGCCGGACGACGAGCCGATCGGCGCCAGCCCGCTCGACGCGGTCCAGTTCCAGTATGAAACGCGCTACGACCTGATGCGGCTGTTCCAGAAGGTGGTGCGGAACGGTGGCGCCGCGGCGGGCTACTTCAGGGTCACGCAGCCCACGAACGGCGTGCCGATCGTGCTGAAGGAGTCGCAGAAGGAGGCAATGGCGAAGGAGATCCGGCGCGCGCGCGCGAACCCGGACCTGCCGACCATCCTGGACCAGCTCCAGTACGACCGCATGGGGCTCACGTTCCAGGAGCTCCAGTTCATCGAGAACACGGCGCTCTCCGACGCCGACATCTGCCGCGTGCTGCGCGTTCCCCCGTGGCTCATCGGCATCAAGGAGGGGGCGAAGCTCGGCGATTCGGGCCAGAGCGCCCAGGCGGACGAGCGCATCTACTGGATGAACCTGAAGGTCGAAGCCGACATGCGAGACCGCATGCTGACCGAGAAGCTGGTGCCGATGTTCGGCGAGAAGAGCGTGCGCGTGCGCACCGACTTCTCCAGCGTGCCGGCGTTGAACGCGCCGCTCTTGAACGCAGCGCAGCAGGCGGTGGCGCTCTGCGGCCGGCCGCCGCTCACGGTCAACGAGGTGCGGCTGCTCTCGGGCCTCGAGCGCTCGGACGACCCGACAGCGGACGAGCTGCAGATGCCGATCAACGCGCGCGAGATCATCCCGGTGGGTGGCGAGCCGCAGCCGGTGCCGGACGACACGGGCAAGCCGGCGAAGGATCCGAAGCCCGCGGCGAAGCAGCGGCTGATCGACACGCCGGAGCGTGCGGAGCGGTGGCGGGCGAAGGACAAGCTCATGTCCAAGTATGAGCGCAAGTTCGAGGCTGCCTACGACGCCCTCCTGCGCGAGCGGAAGGCCGAGCTCCTGAAGCGGATCGAGGCTGGCGGAATCCGCGCGCTCCAGGCGAAGCGGACGATCGACCTGGAGCAGCTCTTCGCCCCCGACCCTGACGAGGAGGCGAAGCTCCAGCGCATCTACGAGGAGCTGATCGCCGAGCGCGGGGCCGAGGCGGCGCGCGAGATCGCGCTCGAGCTCGAGGTGAACCTGAAGAACCGCTCCGTGCAGGAGTTCATCAAGCAGCGGAAGACGCTGGGACTGGACGGCGCGCTCGACACGCTCATGGGCCGGGTGAGGATGTCGCTCGCCGAGGGCGTGGGTCTGAGCGAGAGCCTGTCGGAGCTGGCGAGCCGGGCGTCGCAGATCATCGATGAGGCGCGGACCGGGCAGGCGCTGACCGTGGCGCGCACCGAGGCGGTCTCGGCGTTCAACTTCGCGAGTGCTGAAGCATGGCGGCAGAGCGGGCAGGTGGAGCAGATGGAGTGGCTCTCGGCGCGCGACTCGGCGGTGCGACCGACCCATGCCGACGCGGACGGCGAGATCTCCGGCATCAACGAGGGCTTCGACGTGGGCGGCTCGACGCTCGCCTTCCCCGGAGACCCCTCGGGGCCGCCGGAGGAGACGATCAACTGCCGCTGCACGCTGCTGCCGGTGCTCTCGGACCGCGCGCGCCGTGCGCGCCCGCTCTCGCTCTACTTCCCGAGCAAGAACGGGCACACGAAGCCCACGAACCGCCTGACGGAGTTCGCCAAGTGAGGGCGCTCTTCACGCTGGCGCTGGTCGCGCTGTTGCTGTGCACGAACTGCGCATGGATGGCGCAATGACGAGCGCTCTGGGAGTCCCGGCCCGGACCAATGCGACGTGCCCGAACCTCGCATGTGCGAAGCCGGTCACGATCGCGCTCGGCGCGGACCGCGGGCGGTGTCATTGGTGCGGCAACGAATGGCCGCTCCGGAAGTCGAAGCTGAAGCTCGTGAAGCGGGGAGGGACGCAGTGACCGAACGGAAGCTCCTGAAGCGCAGCGGCCGGGCGATGTTCGAGCAGCGCGCCGGCCTCGCCGCCTCCGGGGATGACCTGAAGCTGATCGCCGCCCAGGTGCCGGCCGGCTGGCCCGCGCCGAGCGAGGCCGACGTGTACGTGGCGAGTGCGCTCGTCTGTAACGACATGGTCGACCACTACTCGACCCGGTTCACGGAGGCAGCGCTCGAGCAGATCGTGGCGCTCCTGCCGGGGACGAACGTGCTCCGGAACCACTCCGAGTACGGCTCGTCCGACCTCCCGATCGGCCGCTGCTTCGCGGCGGAGATCGTGCGCCAGGCGGACGGGATCTACGTGCGCGCGCGCTTCTACTGGGAGCGCGGCACCGAGTTCGGCGACGACATGGCGAAGCGGATCGCGCTCGGCATCTGGCGCGAGGTGTCGCTCTCCTGGTGGATGAGCTCGTTCACGAACTCGATCGACGGCCAGCCGTTCGACGAGTCGCCCTACTACCCGGGGCAGGAGCTCCCGGACGGGCAGACGGTCGTCGGCATCATGGACGACGTGGTCGAGGTGAACGAGTTCTCGATCGTCGCCCGCGGTGGGCAGAAGAACACGAGCATGAACCCGGCGCGGAGCGACGGCGACGTGCTCGAGCTGGTGCAGGCGGCGCGATCGCGGGCAACGGAGAAGCGCAGCGGTTTCGAGAAGTTCTTCAAGCAGGCGAGTTGATGTAGGTCGCCGGGTCGACCGGCACGAGGGGCGCTCGAGGGCGTCAGGGAACGGCGGAACGGGTCACGGATGACCCGGCGGCCAGCACATGGAGGTGGGGGCGAGATGGCGAAGATCGAGTTCAAGCAGACGGCACTCCCGACCAACGACAAGGAGCTCGGCGTCTACATCGAGGAGACCCGCGCTGCGGTCGTTGCCGGTGGCGAGGCGACCGAAGAGGCGCTCCGCAAGGTCTCGGCCGACCTGAAGGTCGGGTTCGAGGCGAAGCAGGAGGCCGAGGCGGCGACGAAGCGCGTGAAGGAGCTCGAGGAGTCGATCAAGGCGCTCCACGAGAAGGGCCGCATCCACTCGGACGACGCCATCGAGGCCCAGCTCCGCTCGCTGCCGATGCTGCACCGGGTCGAGAAGGACGACGAGTACAAGGGCAAGGTGCCGGCGACGTACTTCAACCTCCTGGCGCTCTCGCGCGAGGAGCTGGAGCTCTACCTGGACGGCGCGGCGCTGTCCTGGGCGAAGCGCTTCCGGCGCCTGAACAACATGGCGCTCTCGGCGCACCACATCATGTCCATCCTCTCGGAGACCGACCCGGCGAAGCGCGAGGCGTACGCCGCGGCCGGCGGCATCCGCGGCACGTCGCTCTGGGCGCCGCTCCAGGAGTGCTGGAAGCAGGGGCAGCGCGCGCTCTCGACGGGCGGCTCGGGCACGGGTGCGGACTGGGTGCCCACGATCTTCTCCTCGGACCGCTGGACGGACACGCGCGACCTGCTGGAGATCGCGAACATCTTCCGCTGGCTGCCGATGCCGCAGAGCCCGTGGAAGATCCCGACGCTGCTCGGCTTCCTCACCGCCTACGTGATCCCGGAGGCGAACAACAACACGGCGGCGTCGAACACGATCTTCACCGCCAGCGACATCACCTCGGCGAACCGGCAGCTCGACGCCAAGAAGGTGGCGACGATCAGCTACTTCTCGCCCGAGGAGGAGCAGGACTCGATCGTGCCGATCCTGCCGATGTTCGACCAGGAGGTGGCGTACGCGCAGGCGTACGGCATCGACATGGCGGTGCTGAACGGCCAGCTGACGGCCGTGATCGACTCGGGCAGCTCGCCCGGTTCGACCGATGTCCGCGCCAACTTCGACGGGCTTCGCTACAACGCGAGCCTGGTCGGGTCGACGGTGGACTTCAGCGCCGGGATGACGGCCGAGAAGCTCGCCTCGATGATCCAGATCGCGGGCAAGTACGCGAATCCGCGTGAGGCCAACTTCATCACCGGCTACGCCGGGCTCGCGAAGGCGCTCATCCTCAAGGACGGCAACGGCAACCTCGTCTACCTCACGCGCGAGCGTGCGGGCGAGGCGGCGACGCTGTTCACGGGGGCGGTCGGCATCCTCATGGGCTACCCGCTCACGGTCGGCGGTGTCTACCCGCAGAACATGAACGCGGCGGGCATCATCGACGGCGTCACGACCACGAAGACGGGCATCCTGCTCTGCAACACGCGGCCGTTCCTGGGCGGCGTGCGGGCAGGCCTGCAGGTCGACGTGGATCGCAGCGAGCGGTTCAGCTACGACCAGGTGGGCGTGCGCTCGAAGCAGCGCGTGGCGTTCCGCAGCCTGGTGGCGGCGAGCAACACGCGTCCGTTCGTGGTGGCCGGCGTCGGCCTGTAATCCAGTCGCGGAGGGCGGTGTCGGGGGAAAGCATGGGGCCCTCGGCACCGCCCGAAGCGGTTCACCCAAGGAAGGGGAGCGGCAATGCCGAAGGTGAAGAACGTGGCCGAGGGCATCTACGCGGACGGCGAGCTGTTCGTCCATCCGGGCGAGGTGGTCGAGGTCTCGGAGGAGAAGGCGGCGCATCTCTGCGCGGGCGACACGGCCGGCAAGTTCGAGCGCGTGGCCGAGGAGAAGGTGCCGGACAAGGGGAAGGCGAAGTAAGTGCTCGCCTACTCGCCGCATTCGTTCATCTCGCCCGAGCAGCTGCAGCCGCGCCTGAAGCGCGCGACCGATGCCGAAGACGACATCGAGCAGCGGCTCGTGGATGCCGTGAACGCGGCGACGCTGTGGATGGAGAACTTCACGAAGCGGCGGCTCAAGGCACGCAACTACCGCACCGCGGTCTCGATCGCCTGCAGCGCCTCGAGCGGCTCGCAGACGGTGACCGGCAGCACGTTCACGACGCAGGTGCAGGTGGGCGACGACATGGTGGGGACCGGGCTCGAGGTCGGCTCCCAGGTCTCGGCCATCGCGAGTGCTTCCTCGCTCACGGCGAATCGCAAGACCACGGCGGCGCTCTCGGGCGTCTCGGTGACGTTCGGCTCGCTGCCGCTGCGCTTCTCCGGGGACGGCACGGCCGAGGCGTACCTCTCGGAGTTCCCGCTCGTCCAGCTCTTCTCGCTCTACCGAGACGACGCCGGCACACTCACGGCGCTCGACACCACCGGGGCCTTCTTCGACTATGAGGTCGGCCGCATCGTGCTCGCGAACGACACGTTCCCGAAGGGGAACCTGAACATCGTCGCGAACGCGCGGTGCGGGTACGCGCAGCCCACGGCCACCGACCTCGGGAGCTGGTCGTTCGGCGCGCTCGAGTCGGCGGCGATGCGCTGCGCCGAGATCCTGTTCACGGACGCGCTCCAGATCCGCGGCCGCAGCGACAACTTCTCCGCCGGTGGCGTGTCGTCGTCGATCCCCGACTACGACATGCCCAAGGACGTGTACGCGATGCTGGCGCCGTTCGTCAGGCGGTGGGGATGATCGGCGTCTCGGTCAAGGGAGCGCAGAAGGCGGTCCGGAACATGGCGGGCGCGGCGAAGAACGTCGCCGTCGAGAGCCGCCGCGCCATGGTCAAGTCCGTGGCGCTCGTCCGCCGCCTGCTCACGACCGAGCTGACCGCGCCCGAGTCCCGCGACGCCTTCTGGGGCAAGGTGGGCGCCAAGGGGAGCGGGCTCTCGGTCCGGAGCGGCAAGACGCGCGCGAGCCTCTCGGCCGGCACGCGGATCTACCAGAACGGCGCCACGCTGATCGGCGTCGTCGGCTCGGCGGAGAAGCACCTCCGGCTCCACGAGGACGGCGGCACCATCTCCGGCACGTCGCCTAAGGGCTACCTCCGTATCCCGACCGCGGCGGCGCAGACGGGGGCCGGGGTCGACCGCTACGCCGGCCGCAGCATCAAGGACATCGCCGGCGCGTTCCTCTTCAAGTCGAAGCGCGGGAACCTCTGGGCGGCCATCCGTAGGGGCAAGAGCCTGACGCTGCTCTACCTCCTGAAGAAGAGCGCCTACATGAAGCCGCGCCGCATCTTCGCCAGGACGCGCGACAGCTCGCGGCCGCAGGTGCTGGAGCTCACGCGCGGGGCGATCCGCACGGTCGTCCAGAAGGCGAACGCATGACCGCGCGCAACCACGCGATGATGAACCGCGTCGCCGACGCCCTCCTGGGGCGACTGCAACTCATCGGCAAGTCGAACCTCATGGTCTGGCTTTCGAGTCCGAAGGCGGTGCAGCGCGGGATCGCTGTCGATGCGGCGAACCTGCCGAAGCCGGCGCTGTTCCTGATGTCCGCCGGCTGGGGCCCGGTCACGCCCTACGGGACGATCGCGGGCGGCGGGCTCGACGTGCGCGCCGAGGCGCAGTTCACGGTGCTCGCCATCGTCGACCAGCCCGTCACCTCGCGCGAGGCCGAGCAGGAGTTGAACGACCTGTGCGCGGACGTGATCGCGGCGATCGAGACCGACTACCAGCTCGGCGACCTGCTCGGGACCGGCTACGTGCACGTGGACGGCTACAAACCGGAAGTGGAGCTATCGGGGGCGGGCTTCTCGGTGGCCTCGCTCGAACTCAACGCGACGTGGCTCTGGGACACGGATAGTCCCTGACGCATTCGGGAGGGATTGAGAAGTGGCGAATCCTGGCATCGGTCTCAAGAGCTACCTGCAGTTCGGGCGCGAGGCGACGTGGGGTACCGCGGTCGCCGCGACCAAGCGGCTGAACATCCTGTCGCAGAACATCCGTTCGCAGATGAAGCAGGTGAAGGACGAGTCCATGACCGGCAGCTTGGTCGCGCGCGACATCGTCAACGTCGGCGAGCGCGCCGAGGGCTCGATCGAGGGCTATCTGCAATACAACGAGCTGCTGATGTTCCTCGATGGCCTCTTCGGCACCGACACCTATGGCTCGAGCGGCGGCGTCACGTCGGGCACGAACCCATGGACGCACGTCTTCACCGACCGCGAGCTCTTCAACTCCTACACGATGGAGCTGATCGAGGGGAACATCCCCTCGACCAAGTGCCAGCGCATCCTCGGCGGGAAGATCGGCAGCATCACGATCTCGGGCGAGGCCGCGGGCATCGTCAAGTACAAGATCGACGTGATCGGCAAGCAGAAGGTGGTGAACCAGACGCCCACGGGCGCCCTCACCGCGGCGACCCCGTCCTACGTGCTCACCTCGCACTCGACGGCGACCTCGGTCGACGGCAGCGGTGACGCGGCGGCCGACCAGATCATCAAGTCGTTCGAGTTCACGATGGACAACTCGCTCGACGCCTCGCGCGAGGATGCGGGGTCGAGCCAGATCCTCGAGCCGCTCCGGAACGGGCTCACCGTGGCGCGGTTGAAGCTCCGCCGCGAGTTCCACACCATCTCGGCGCTCTCGGCGTACATCGCGGCGACGAACCAGGCGCCCCTCCTGAACTTCACGAGCGGCTCGCTCCAGTTCCAGATCGAGATGAACACCGCCCGGCTCGTGGGCGAGGACCATGGCGTCAACAGCCTCGGCATCGCCTACCAGGAGACGGAGCTCGAGGCGATCCTGACGAGCACGACGGGCGCCAAGATCACGGTCATCAACACCACGAACTCGACCATCATCTCGTAACGCAGGGGGCCCCGGATGGTACCAGTGAGCACGGCTGCGGACTTCGCGCAGCCCGAGTCGAAGGAGATCGCGCTTCCCGTGACACAGAACGGGAAGACGGTCACGGTGCGGATCCGCGCCGTGCCCGTGGTCAAGCTGATCCAGGCGCTGGAGGGCATCCCGCAGCTCGCGAAGGGCCCGAGCGATGCTGGCGGCACCACGTTCGAGCAGGCGCGCGCGATCGTCGTGGAGCAGGATGGCCCGATGCGGAAGGTGGCCGCCCTCGGCCTGGTCGACCCCAAGTTCTCGATCGAAGGCGACCCGCAGCCGGGCGAGGCGGATTGGAACAACGTCAGGTTCGAGAACCAGAAGTTCATCGTCTCGCAGATCATGGACTTCTCGGGGCTCTCGGGCGGAGATGCGCCTCCGGCGCCGGCCGCCAAGGAGGCCGCCGCGCAGGCGGACGAGTTTCGCGGAGTGGCTGCTCAGTAGGGGCTGGGGGGCAGAAGAAGCAGGCAGCACAGCTAACGAGCTCTGGAGCATCGCGGCACTCCCTCGACTGCCGCACACGGTGATCCCGGGGCTCGAGAACCTGGACTCGTTCACGGCGCTGCGCTTTGCGGTGACCGTGCTGCGGTCCCGGGCGCGATGGCGGAAGCATCAGGTCGAAGAGGCGTTGAAAGCCCTGCAGGGAGACAAGGATCCATTCGGCGTCGGCCGGGTGATCGCGCTCCTGGGGATCGGCGCCGTCGAGGGGTGAGTGGCGAACGCGATCGAGATGCAGCTGCTCTTGAACGACCAGATGACGGCGGGGCTCTCGCGCGCCAGTAATGCCGTGTCCGCGTTCACGCAGTCGCTCGGCGGCGTCACGCTCGGGATGACCGGCGTCGCAGGAGCGGCGATCGCCCTCACCACCGCCGCCGTGGCGATGGGGCAGCGCATCTCGGGGCAGGCGGAGCAGCTCGACAACCTCTCCGCCTCGACGGGGGTCTCGACCCAGCGGCTCCAGGCGCTCCAGTTCGCCTTCCGGCAGGGCGGCGTGGACGTTCAGTCGCTGGCGCAGGGGCTCGGGTTCATGTCCCGCGCGCTCGAGGGGAACGCGGACCAGCTCCGGAAGCTCGGGGTGACCTCGCGCGACCCGTTCCAGGCGTTCCGCCAGCTCGCGACGGTGATCGCCTCGACCGACGACATCGCCAAGCGTAACGCGCTCACGTTTCAGGTCTTCGGCCGCGGCGGCCTCCAGCTGATCCCGATCCTGAAGCAGATCGCCACGGGCTACGACGGCATCCAGGGCTCGGCGGCGAAGGCCGGCGTCATCTGGTCGGACGCGGAGCTCAAGCGGATGGCGGATCTCGATAAGGTGGCGGACGGGCTCTCGGCGACGTTCGAGGGCTTCGGCTCGAGGCTCGCAGCGCTCGCCGCCGGGCCGCTGACCACGTTCCTGCAGATGCTCACGCAGATCCTCGACAAGCTGGAGAAGATGAAGGGCGCCGCATCCTCGGCCGCCGACAACTCGGCGAGCGGCGCGCTCGGGTTCGCGAAGGTGCTCCTCGAGGGGCTGCGGCTCGCGGGCGTGCCCGGGATCGCGCAGGACGGCACGAGCTTCAAGCCCGGCATCATGCTCGGCCCCACGCCGACGCAGGAGGAGCTGGATCGCGCCAACGGGCGGACGCACACGCCCCCGACGCCGCCGTGGATCGATGTCAGCGGCATGCAGTGGTTCCCCCGGCTCTCCGACCAGGACAGGAACAGCCCCGGCCGCGGGCTCCACATCGTCAAGATGATGGACGAGATCAAGATCCAGTTGCCCGAGGCGGTGAAGGCGTTCCAGAAGTTCACCGAGGAGGTCGCGCACTCGTTCGACATCATCGGCCAGCACGTCTACTCGGGCTTCTTCACCGTGCTCTCGCAGCTGACGACCAGGACGCAGACGTTCGCGAGCGCCATGAAGACGATCTGGCGGAGCATCGTGGACGGCATCCTGGCGGCGATGGCCGACCTCATCGCCTCGGCGATCACCAAGGCGTTCCTGAAGCTCCTGGGCGCCGCGCTGGCGTCCGTGACCGGCAACCTCGGGTTCATCTTCGGCGCGAGCGGCGCGATCGACACGCTCTCCGGGAACGTCACTGCGGGCTCGGTGCCCGGGGCCGGGGTCGCGAGCCTCGGCGCCGGCGGCAACACCTACGTCATCCAGACGTTCGATGCGAAGTCGACGCTCTCCGAGCTCGTCAACCCGACCGGCAGCTTCCGGAAGGCGAACGACCGCATGTTCGAGATCGGCGCGGTGGCCTGATGGCGAACAACACGCTCATCGGGACCACGAACCAGCTCGCCAACGCAACGCTCAAGAACGGCACGGGTGGCGGCGCGCCGGCGCTGGATGAAACCAGCCCGTACGTGATGACGAACGTGAAGAACACCGATCGCTATACGGTCTGGCAGACGGTGCCCGGCGCAAGTCCGATCCAGATCGACTTCGACCTCGGTGCGAACCGGACCATCAGCGCCGCCGCCGTCCTCGGCTTGAGAGTGCGCTCAACCGTGGACGTGACCTCTGTCCAGGTTTTTTCCGCGTCATCGGGGGCGGGATACCCCGGGGGTGGGGCAGGGTGGAACAACCAGGGCCTGGTCACCATCTCCGCGCTTCTTGATCAGCGCGACACCGGACTACTCATCCCATCGGTCTCGCATCGCTATTGGCGGTTCCAGTTCGCGCATATCGGAAACCCCTGGTCCATTGGGCGGCTCTGGCTTGGGGATCCGACCGACATCGGCGTCTACCACTCGCCGGGAGCGCTCTTCTCCAAGTACCGAAACCGGCTCGAGACGCCGCAGCCCAACGGCTCGCTCGTGGTGAACGACCTGGGCGACCCGGGCATGGACATCACCCTGCCCTTCGACTTCGCGACCAGCTCGCTCAAGTCGACGCTGGCCGCACTTCAGATCCAGGCCGGCAGCTTCATCCTGATCGACCCCGACACCAACTTCTACGAGGTGATCCTGAAGCAGGGCCGCGTGCC